ACTCAAACTGCTGTTGATCAATGTCAAGCTCTTTATCTCTAAGCTCTAATTCTTTTTCACGGATAGCAACCAATGGATCTTCTCCGCCACCCTGACCAATAGATTGCAAGAACTCTGCGGTTAATTGTGCAAGGATAGGCGAGCTAAATTGCTCAAGAATCATTTGTATTTGTTGTTGTATTTGTTGTGCTTCTTGTGGAGATACTTGATTCATTTGTTGTTGTATCTCTGCAATTCTTTGATTTACTTCTTCAGGTATCTGCTCTTGTGAAAGTTGTGATGCTAAGAATTGTAAATGTTGCATAACATGAGCAATGATTATGGATTGTATTGCTGGGTTTTCTTGAACCACTCCAGTCAAAAACAATGATCTATGTGCATCTATGTGTGCTTGATGATTTTGTTGTGCAAACGCTGTTGCAGGCTGACCAAGCATAAGGCTTGAGTTTTCTAAACCAGCATCAATAGGTTGTGGAGTTGGATCAGCGGGTGGTTGTATTAATGATTCAATATTATCTACACCTAAAGCAGCGTACATTCTTCTGTATGCCTCATAAACTCCATTAGGTCCATGCACTTGTGGGTTTGATTGCACCATTTGCAATAATTCCTGAGCCATAGATATTCTTTGTGATTGTGAGAAGATGTTTGGATCTGAAACTGGTATTACATCGACACGGTCATCAAAATCTTGTCCCTTGATGGTTCGTGGTCCTGATCCTGTTTCAAATACATATTCAGGTGGCAAGTATTCTTGAAATACTTTTGAAAGCAACCCAAATTCTAATCTTTGTGAATAATGTAATCTTTTGTGAATTGCTGACATTACTTTGGTTCCTCTTTCTAAAAGAGCAACAGTTGTCCCAACTGGCATAGCTTGGTTGACATCACCAATATTCATGTCTGCAATAGCAGCAAATCTTTTACCTGAATCTACCAATAGACCAAGCAAGCTGTATAAAACTTGGCTAGGTTCTTTTACTGGTAAAGGTATTAGGTTTTCTCTAAGAGAACCGCCTGTTGTGTCTATGTCACGAAATTCACCAGGCTGTAGAGGGGATGCCTCATCCCGAATCCTCATCCCCCTAGCCTTAAATCCTGCTGGTAAGTTTGCTAGGGTTCCCGCATCTATTAACTGTCTAAGAATGGATGTAGATGCTTTTGCTAATCCGCCTATCATGTGAGATAGACCTAGACCGTAGAAGCCGAGACCTGGTAAAAACTTATACTGAACAAAATAGTTAATCTTGTTCTTCATTGGATCTTGTGGGTTATAATTTCTGCGAATTGCTAAAACTTTTTCTGATTGTTCATCAATAGTAACGATGTAGGGTAATTTTAATCCTGTAGACTCACCGCTTTCATCTTTATCTTCAAAACCTTCAAGATCAAGAATGGTGTGAACTTCATAAATGGTTCTGTTTCTATGTTCTGTATAAGAAGGATGAACGCCTTGTATATCATCAACTTCATCTTCCACTTCGTTTCTATCGGTCAGATATCCATTTTCAGGAATATCAATGTCAGCATAAAAACCGCTAAGTTGTTGTTTCTTGACTTCGTTCATTGACATGCTAATAGCATGAGTAATTCTTTCGGCTGAGAATAAATCGGTTGCCTCATAAGGCACGATTAAATCTTCGGGTGGAATAAATTTAGCTACGGCTCTGTTTAGAACAAAATCATAGTAAATCTTTTTGAATGCTGAACCAGCTAATGGTAAATAAAATAATAATTGGTCTAACTCAGGATCGTATTCTTTCATTATGTTCATGATGTAAAAATTCATGAACTCTTTAACTCTGTCTGCTTGACTTTCTACTTCAGCAGTTCTTTGTCCAATAATTTGTGTTTTGACTGGTCCTTGTGCTGGTAACATTTCCTTATAGCTTTGTGCTTGGAATTGAGTTACAGCTTCGGCTAATATTGGATGAATTACACCGCTAGAGCCTTCAAATGGCTCTGATCTTTGTTCATCAAACTTCATGCCAAGATATTTCAAGCCGTCTACATAAGTTTTTTCCCAGTCAGCTCTTGATTGCTTGTCAGACTGAATGGATGCTAATAAGTCGCTTGATAGACTTTCTAATGCATCGTCACTAACAAAGTCCACTAAGTTAGCATTAAAATCGGGTTCAGGTTCTACCTGATCAATTTCATCATCAATAAGAAGCTCTTCTTCATTAATCAGAATCTGAGCAGCATCTTCTATTTCTTCTTGTCTTGTTTTTTCTACGGGAACCGTTACCTCTGTAGAAAGGTTTTTTAAGTTTGGATCCGTATAATCTCTTTTTTCAACAGCCATATTATGTTTCCACTTTATCATCGGTTATAGGACCACCACTTACCCAAGCATCGCAAGTTCTTTTGCTTGCACACTTGAATTTAAGGAACTGACAATAGCCGAGATCTCCCGCCTCAATGACATCCCAAGGATCATCTAATCCTTCGGTTCCTATTCCCTCTGATATACATTCTAATATTTTTGATGTCTGATTGAAAGCTGCACAATTTAAACAGCGTGAGCCTTTGGTTCTTTCCATTGTAGTATTCCATAAATCGGCTTTATCTTGCCAAAAATCAGGATCTACCTTATAAGGGTTTAGAGGTCCATAGCCATATTCTTCGATGGCTTCTTGTCTGTTTTTTAAATTTATGTCAATATCTTGTGTAGCAATCGGACAACCGTTTTGCATTTGATCGACTGGTATACCTTCGTCACCGTGTCGTTCTTTGCTATCATTAACGATAGTTATATGTATAACAGTTTGCTTTTCCATTAATAATAAACAGTCCTATTTTTTCTTAGTAATTGTACCTCATCTTCGTAATCTTCGTATAAAGATACAAAGCCACCTTGCCTAAAACGCATCAAAGCCATAGTTGCACTATCGGCTAAGTCATCGTGATCTCCGTATGGGAAGCTAGCCATCTCTTCAATAACTTCATCGGCAAACTGTCTGTCGGGTGCCCAAACCATCCCTGATTCAAATATGGGTGCAACCGAGTTCATTCTTGCAATCTTGTCTTGACCTCTTGATGGGGAGTATTCAGATATGGGTATGCCCATTCTTCTAAGCTCATGGGCGAGAGGTGTTCCAGTGGCTTTTGCTTCAATTAACACACAATCAGGATTCCAATATTTATACTCTTCCATTGCAATTCTTTTTAAATCAGGAAAATCAACACGAAATTTCTTAGCATCAAGCAATATAATTTGTTCAGATGTGCCTTCTTCAGGCTCAAAAATAGCCCATGTAGTAATTGCAGAATAGTCAGCGGTTTCTTTTTTAGAGTAAGCCGTGTCCATTGACATTATCACATAGGAGTAAGGCGGAATATCTTCATCTTCCCAACGGTTCCACCACTCTCTTTTGATAATAGATCCCTCTTCAGCGGTTGGGTTTTGCATCCACTGAGCATTCCATTTACCTACGGGCAAAGATGCTTTGACCGAAAGAAGTTCTTCTTTTTTCCAAAACTCACCCCAAAGAGGTTCTTCAGATTCGGGCATAATCGCAGGAAACTCCACAATTTCCCATTGATCGGCATGATCTTCGGATTGTTTTTTCAACAGCTTACCCACAAGGTCTTTGGTAGACCAACGAGTCATGACTACTATTATGGTGCCACCAGGCTGTAGCCTCTGTCGAGGACCTGAAGTGTACCACTCGTAAGCTGACTCCATTGCTCTAGGAGAAAGGGCATCTTGTTCAGAATGTGGATCGTCAATGATTAAAAGGTCAGCACCACGACCTGTAATCGCACCACCTACACCAGCATAGAAGGCTTCACCGCCTTTGTTGGTTGTCCAACGACCAGCTGATTTGTTGTCGGATGATAGATAAACATCGGGAAAAACCGTTTTGTAATCAGGTAAATCCATTAAGTTTCTGACTTTACGACCAAAATTAACAGCTAGTTCTGCGGTGTGAGTTGATTGAATTATTTTTAAATCGCCCCTATGTCCCATCATCCATGCGGGTAAATAAATAGATGAAAACTCTGATTTAGAGTGTCGGGGTGGCATACAAATAATAAGTCGTTTTAATTTGCCTTGTGCAATCTTGTTAAACTTATCTGCAATAATTCTATGGTGCCTACCTTCAATAAAGCCAGTTCCCCACATGTGTTTGACAAAAGCCATAAAGTCGTTTTTGCAAACATCTTGTTTTTCTAATTTATCGTAGCGTTCTAAAAGAGCAACTGCTTCGGTTTTCTCTTGTTCAGAGAGAAGGTCAAAATCTTTTAATGAAATCTCATTCATCTTTAAAGTTGGGCGGGTGTGTGGTTATGATGATGAAAGAAGGGAATTATGCCCCGCCCTGCACAATTTGAATCAGTATATACGGTTTTTTTATTTTTCTCTACTAACACCTTTCATTTTCTCGTAGCTACGGGCACCTGCTAAACCTAGCATCCCCATTACTATTGTTGAAAGTTGAGAGAAATCAAATTCAGGCAGATCTACTGTGCTACCTGATAAAACTAATATCCATTCTATAAGCGGTGCGAATATAAAGTGATAAGCTAATGATATACCGCATACCCAACCTATGAATGGTCGCCATCCAGCCACAAATATAGATTTATGTGCAGCCTCTTGTTGGTTGACTTTTATTTGTGCAAGGTTAGCTTCTTGAATAGACATTAATAATTCGTGTTCTAGTTTTTGTTTAAGATCTTTGTCAGCAACAAACTTATCCAATATCTTGCTGACTGGCTCTATAAATTTATCAATCATTTTCTTGGGCTACCGCCAACATATAAACCAAACCATGCAGCTCCAGCACCTACTACTACAGATACAAAAGCTGACTGGGCGTTAGTGGGATCTGATAAGGTCATAAACCATTCGGTGGTTCTATAAAAAGCAACTCCGTAAAGCGTTATTAATAATCTAGGAAATACTCTCCATTTATCAAAACCTTCAGCTAAGTTATACCAAGTCTTATTATCGTTTACGCTTATTTCAATCTTGTGGGCTTCTTTCATTTGGTCGTCAATGCTCATAGTGTCGTATACTCCTTGCCATCAAATTTTAAAGATCTTTGCCTGTTTTTTTTCTCGCTTACATAAGACACATGCACCCATCCACTAGATGGCACATCTTCTTTGTAGAATTCTAATAAGACAGTATCGTAGTCCAAGTTATCCCTAATCCAAATTCCAAGTTCGTAGTTTGAAACGGTTGGTATTTCAATATCACATGCCTGCCCTCTAGTGTGTTGAGATTTGTCAGAACTTCCCAGTTTTCGGTTGAGCTTAAGGCATCTATAACCACTAGAAGGAGAAAAAGGCACACCATAATGATTGCGTATAGGCTCCAATATGTTTTCACATAGGAGAATAAGGTTGTTATAAACTTCTTCATCTTTAACGGTGTTGTCTATTTCATAACGATCTGCGATTTGTGACTTTTCAAACTCTCGCAATTTAAAATGTGGCGAAAGCCTATCGTTAGAATTGTACATGGTGTACTTATTGTAGCGGTAAAACTCCTGATATCAAAGCTATAAAGAGAGCACCAATAAACCCAAAAACACCAAATGTTGCCATTTTTATTGTGTTATTTATGTTCGATATTTCTTGTTTAATTTCTGAGGTTTCAGAAAAAATTGTTTTCCAGCGTTCTTCGCATTTAACCTCATGAGCATGAAGGTTTGCTGCTACTTGTTCTGTGGTTGCTTTAGTTGCCATGATGCAACAATTATAGCAAAATTATTTTTTTATTTTTTTCTTAGCTTTTTCTATCCACTCAGGCTTCCATCTTTCAATAAGAAAAAACCCTGCAAGTATTCCTAATACTAGAATTAACCATTCCATAATAATTCCTTAGTTCGAAGGTGCTGGAGGAAATTCAGGAAGAGGTCTTGTTGGTGGCTCTCCTGAATAAACATATAAAGCCTGTAGTTCAGGTACTGTTGTACAAGCGTTAATCATAGCAACTTGACTTTCGCAAGTTGTCCTAATTGATTCTCTCCAAGTATCCCAATCGGCAGGTATATCTACACCATTTTCAGATTTTCTAACAACATACCAATCGCTAGGTTGTAATAAACCGTATGCTTGTTGTTTTTGGGTTGTAACCGCATTTGATTTTAATCCTGGTGTTACCGTACCGTCAGGGTTAGTTGTATCGTCTAAATTTTTAGGGGTAGCTGGTCCGTAACTTGCGGTTACTACTCCGTTTGCATATACAAAAGATTGTTGAGTATTTATGTAATATGCTGGATCTTGGTAATTGCTGTTATCTTCAACTACTTCGTAAATGCTTATAGCTTCTAGCTCACTCGCTGACCAAAGCATAAATATATTGGAAGGATAACTGACATCCCCAATAGTAATAGCTTTAGGGTTTTGGTAAACCTGAGTTACTTGATTGTTTTCTACTAATGCCCACATAATTAATTCCTATTATATATTATCTTGCTGTTGTTGGTATCCCTGTTGATGTTACAAATGGATTTTCTGCAAATGCCATGTAGATGTATGTTGCATTAACAGTATTAGCTAATGCATTTGTTGTTCTTGGTTTAAATCCGTTAGACA